GCGTCTTGTACTTAGGGTCAACGCTCGGCGTGTTGCTGAGTTGAACAAGCTCTTCGACCGTAGCACCAAGCGCAGCTTGGAAGTTGCGCATGATAATCTTGTTGCCCGGTCCCTCGTTGTTGAACCACAGGATTGAGCGGTTCTCGCCGGGGTACACTTGGTCAAGCTGCGCTGCCATGTGAGTAAGCTCTGCTGCGCAGAAGCTAGTCTTACCCTTGTCAGGTCGTGCGGCCACGATGATAAAGTCCCCACCCCGCACCGGCTTGATGTGCCGATTAAGACAAGGGAGTCTCCAGTGTAGGCCAGTGTCATTCTCTTCTGCCCTGAGTAAGTCTTCGATTGGGTCAAGCACCTGCGGGTTCTTAACCTTGCGGTCAACCTGCTGCTCAAAGCGCTCGACGTTTTGCCGAAGCTCTGCGTACAGATCAACCTCGTCACCCTTAGACCAGCGCTCAAGGAGCGAGGTCACACGGGCAGCAGTGTCGGCTGCAACCAGCCGCTCCATCAGGCCAGCCTCAAGCTCGGGGCTTACGTCTTCCATTGCCTTCTCGATGATGGCTTGGTACAGACCGAAGCCCTCGTCTTTCATGGACGGATGACGGAAGCCGCGGAACCATGTGAGGAAGGGGCCATGCTCGATACGTTGTGCGGTATCGAACTCGCGGAAGAACACACCGAAGTCGTTAAGCAACTCAACGATCACAGGTTGCAGTGCGTTTTTGGGTACGCTGCGGGCCAGCCTGTCGTACCGCTCACGGTACTTGAGCAACCGCAGTACGGTAATGTCTAAGCTCATTTGACCCTTTCAAGAAACTGGATGCGGCTCATTGCCTCTCCCCACTTGTCAAAGTAATACTCCGCTTCCCATTTGGCTTCGAGGTAATCGCTATGCACACCACCAGCCCAGACCCACAGGCCTACGGCTACGATGCACACGATGAACAACAGGATGCTAAGGATGTAGATCATACTAACACCCACACAATCTGCTTGTCACGCTTGATGCCGCTGTCTTTAATCAAACCTTTGCGGCGCAGTGGTGCGAAGCGGGGCGTGATGCAGTTGAGCGGGTGGCCTGACCATCCTGCTAAGTCTTTACCTGTAGCACCTCCAGCAGTGCGACCTAAGTAAGTGAGCACAGCCTGCTCGTACTTGTTAACCTTGCGCTTACCCTTACTGGTAGCTGGGTCATTAGCCCGTGCTGTTGGCACCTCTTGGACCAACTCAAAGCGTGTGGCGTAGTAGCCGTGAGACAAACGGTCGTCTGCTACAACATGAATCATGTTGGGCAGCGGGTGGCGGTTAGTGATATCAACCACCTCGTATTCTTTACCTTGCGTCAACCACACGTTATCACCACGGTCAATACACTTAACCTTGTCACCTACGTGAAACATAGTAACTCCTTAATCTCAGGGATGTGAACTAACTTAGGGTCACGCACCGAGCGTATGTCCCTAGCCTTTATGCCGAATGCTTGTAACTGCGGCATCAGTTTAGCTACTGCCTTGCGGCCAGCAGCATCGGGGTCTAACCAGACGTTGACATTGCACCCGCGTGAAGCTAAGCGGCCGAGCATGAGGGCACTAGCTGAGGTACCCATCATGCTCCACGCCTCGCCTACCTTACCCACCTTGTACGCTGAGAGGATGTCTTCCGTAAGGGTAACATCTTCTGCGCTACCATACACGGGGATGAAGGTAGCCTTGTTAACTGGCGGTGCCAGATACTTTGGAAGCCTACCGTCTATGCTACGGGCCTGCCAGAAAACCACCCTGCTATCCGCCAGAACGGGCAACACGACACGATTTGTGGGCGGGTGATAGTAGGCCCCCAGCCGGGGCAGGTCGGCCCGTGAAAGGCCTGCTTTCAAAAGCCACAGCCGCGCTGGTGCGGGCCAATCGTCCCACGATCTGACCATTGGGGCGGGCAACCCCACTGACGTACATGCTAGCGTGTCCTCCGTGTTAGCGGCAGCTAGCCTAGCCAAGCGTACCTCAAGAGGCTCGGGCTCGGGTGGCTGCCAGCCGCTGTCGTTACAACGGAAGCAGAAGGCATGGAGTCCGCGCTCGTCGCGTCGAACTGTCAGTGTTCGTCCCGCCCCACAGTCATGGTCCACTCTAACCCTATCCCCCATGCGGAGGTTAGTGGTATGGTGAACCCACGATGCGGGACTAAGGGCCATTAAGCAAAGAGGCCCTTGGCCTTAGCCCATGCACGGGACAACCACGACTTACCGCCTTGGCGGAACTCGGCCGGTGTTGGTAGGGCGCTGCGTGTGATGGGCATTGGGTCCCAGAAGCCAGCCCGCATCATCATCCCCATGAACAGGAAGCTAGGGATGGGCAGCATCTTGGTGAAGCTGTCTTTCTGCACACGGGCAGTAGCCTCACGACTACCATTAGCGCGGAGAGCGTTGATCTTGGCAGCCTTAATGCGCCATGCTTTTTGTTTGTTTGCCATGAGTGTTCCTTAAGTATGAACCTGCAAGACGCAGGCAGAAGGGGCCAGTTGCCTAGCCCCGACTGTCTAAGCCTTAGCTTATTCGGCTGTGCCGTTGTACAGGTCGGTCACAGACTGCGGCTGCTCGTCGTCCTGCTCTTGCTGCTCGCCGTTGATGACGGTCAGTTGTGCAGGGTAGACCACAGCGAATGCGGCATCGAAGCCTTCACCGTAAGACACCTTGACCTGAGCGGGCAGCTTTTTCTCGCCGTCAACGGAGGCAGGCTTGACCGCAACCACGGTACCGGTGATGGTCTTGGGTTCAGTCGTTGCTGTCTTGCGGCCATACACAAAGGACACGGTGGCGCCAACTTCGGGCAACACAACTTCCTTCTTGACACGGGCTGGCTCAGCGATGTCGTTCTCCAAGTTGTACTTGCGCAGTTCGAGCTTTGCAATCTGGGCAACGATGGCTGCAATCTTTTCTTCCTTGGTCAGCACGGGCTTGGCGGAAGTGGTGTTGGTGGTATCTGTCATATGATTTCCTATTAGTTAAGTTAACAGCAAGGGTTACTTGCCGAGTGCGAAGATGCACTCACGAGAACATAGACTTGAAGACCATCTATGCTCAAGTGGCTGCACCCTAGGCTTAGCATCCGACCAGTCTGCCCAGTCGGCTAGGATGTTGTCACCGTCGTGACCAGCTACACGCTAAGACCAGCTAAGTCTTATTGTGATTCGTTGCGGTGCAGCATGTTATGCAATCGCACCACACGCACCGGGTTATTCTCGTTGTACAGCACCCACACATCAGCCGATGCCACGTAGTGTGGGCGTCCTTTGGAAAACACCAGCTCACCTCCCTCAATAGCAGCCAAGGCTTGATCGTATGAATCAAATTTGTGTGGGTACGACACGTCCTTGACCTTAGTCGCAACCGTCCCTTCTTGGAGATTTTCCACAAAGATTGTAGTACCCTCGCCGTTAGCGTAGGTCACAACAGCCAGTGGGTACAACTCCCCAACACTGTGCGGTTGCAGGCCACCAGCGATAGCTGCTGCCTTAGGTTCGACATACAGGGTAAGCTCGCTACGATTAACAAGGTAACCCTTGCTGGTGTCACGGTCAAACAAGACTCGGACATAGCTTTCTGTATCCATTACGGTACCAACCCAGCCCTCGCCATAGCACTCGTCCCCAAGCCAGCCAGTAACAACAACGCGGTCACCAATTCTCATGTCAATCTCCTTACAGTACAAAATAGTCAAGGTTAAAGGTGCCCCACTTGTCAGCATGTGGGCCGAAGAGTACACCTTCGTCAGTTGCATGGCACAGGATAGCGCAGCAGTCTTGCTCCATTGCTATCAACAGGTCATACAAAGCCCAGTCAAACTTCTCAGGTTCGTACAGGGCGCTGACCACAAGCACTGGCTCACCGCCGTACACATGGCGAGGCACAATCACTTGTTTGACTTGCCGCACCTGCATGAAGTTTGGCATGAGTCGCCCAGCCATAGTCTGACGAGAGGCTAACGTCTGCCGAGTCTGGGATGCAGGCATCAGGAATGTAGGGCATGATAGCCCAATGTTTAACGTCACAAGTCTAGCGGCCATACCGATTGTTCCCCATGTTTCGTGTCACCCATTCACGGACATACGCCGCCAAGGCCACAGGCGGGCTCAGGCGGGCTTGAATTGCCTCGTCCAAGGCTACCCCTGCTTCGACCACTTTGCGCGGCGCTGAGAGCCTTCTGAGGTCGTTTGCGATGCTCATGGACAACCCCGCAGACTGGAAGCCAGCACGATCATCATGAACAGATACACAAGCCAATCTCCAGAGGGCTTGCGATGCGGGTTGTAACGCCAACCCATGCTAAAGATTCGCATAGATACTCCTAATGTGCAAAAGCGCACTCCTAGTCCCCACACGTATTAACACAGCAAGCTGTGAGCTAAGGCCCGTTCGTGAGGCTAAGGAGAGCGTTCTCAAGTAATCCACGTTAGTGGATAGTGTGCGTCAACTCAATGTCAACCGCATTCATTTTGCTGTAGTAATGCCAGCAGCACGGGTCAGTGATGACAACACAGCGAGTACAGCACAGCATGACGTTGCCTGTATGGCAATCATTCATCAGGTCATAGTTGTCAGCACGATCAAAGCCCTCAAACTGTTCCATGTACTTACGGAAGCGCATGCACACTTCGTTAAAGTCTGGGTGGTCCTTCACACTAAATCCGGCATACTCGCTTTTATCTGTGCCCTCTTCCCACCAGTCAGTAGGCACAACCCTTACATACTCAGGCATGATGGCCATGTAACGGTCGTCCTCAATGGCCGCCACTTGATAAACCTCAGGCATCAAGGGCATTAAACGCCCCGCTTCACGCTCAAGCATGCAGAACTCAAGCCAATTACGTGTACCATCGCTACACCCATGCTTCATGACAAGGCCGTTAGACAACCGGAATGCACTTGAGTACAGGCCAGCGCCAAGAAACTCACCGTGCTTGGCGTTAGTAAACATTTCTCGCTGTAACATATTATCCCCCATGTTAAAAAAGAACACTCAGAGGGTCACACCTCAGGTATGACCAATTGGTTGTACTTTAGCGCAAGGGCCAGCAAGCCCACCGAGGCACATCGAAGGCGTACTCAGTCTCGCCCACTATGAGCTTAAACAATTGCATCACCCACAGATGCAGCAGCCTGTTCAGCAGTCATGACGGTGGCAGGCACTTTTTCAGCCTTGATGTCAGCCACAGCAGCCACAGCCACCAGCTTGGAATGGTCAATACCCGCAGCAGCAGCCTTCTTGAGCAACGACATCACAGCTTGTTGGAAGTCGAAAGCCTTAGCCGTAGCTTTGGCCTTGTCATCCGCAAAGTCAAACCAAGGCTTAGCCGTAGCAGCCTCAATGTCAGTCTTCTTGGACTTGTCATAAGCCAATGGCATTGCCTCCATTGTCTTCTTGTTTGTGTTCTTCGACACTTTGCCGAAAGAGAAAGCCCACTCAGCAAACGCTTGATGCTGAGTCTTGATGAGCGCATCGTACAGATTGTTCAAGGGCGTAACATCCCCGTGCTGTTCGATGTGCATCAAGCAAACCAAGCCGAGAGCTTGAATGTCATCA